TTTACTAATTAAAAGTCTTTTGAATCCTGTACAATCAATGTAAAAGTCATAGTGGTAATCCTGCTTTTGACCTTTTAAATATTTTATTTCCGTTGACCAAATTGGTTCTATATCATCGTCAATTATCTCACAACCCATTTCTTTAGACTTTTTTGTCAAATAATCATTTAGCTTACTTGTATTGAAATGATATTGCGACACACCAGTTTCATTTGGTCTCTCTTCAATGAATTTCATAAAAGGTGTTTTGTTATCCCACAGGTAATCGCCAGTAAGTTCTCTTGGATCAACATTTTCACTCATCAGTTTTGAATATACAATAGGAAACCCGTTTCTATCTGCAGAATAATGCGAATGAACATTTTGTAAGTAATCTCTACCACCCCAATCCTTAAACATGATACCTGTTTTAAATGTTGCATCACATTCTCTAATCATTTCTCCTGCCTGTATACCAACAAAATCCATAAATCGTGACCAATGCTCAGTAGAACCTTCTCCAACACCAATGGTTGGTATGTTAGAACTTTTTATTATGTCAACTGTGTATGTCGGAAAGGATGCCTTCAGCGTTAATGCTGATACAAATCCTGCTGTTCCTCCACCTACAACGCAAATTTTCACTTAATTACCCCATAGTCAGGAAATGTAAAGCCTTGACCAAAGCCGATAATACAATATGTGTTATATGGATCGCCATGACGTTCTACAATAGTAAATGTTTTAGTGTCAAGATTCACATAAACAGCTAATGGTAATATAGCTGGTGTGTTTGATAATCCATTTGCTTCATCAGGGTCTCTAACTTTTATAATTATGTCACCTGTAAATAATAGTTGTTCATCTTTTTCACCCATAAGTCCAAAAACTTCAAATTCGTCACCACACATCACAGGTTTATCATTCCATTCGCCTGCACTAGCTCTTGTATCTGTGATTACAGCTACCGTTGTAAATAAAATTAATACTGCTATTAGTAATCTCATCGTAATCTCCTATTCATCGAAAGTATACCAACCAGATACAATATATTTTATGCCTTTGTATATTGGATTTCCCCTATGAGGGTGCGTATAGTACGCTGGAAATATTGCTAATTTACCTGGTTCAGGTTTTATTTTTACACCTTGGTACAAAAATTCTGTCTCTCCGCCTTCTTCAACTGTATTAAGGTATAAAGTATACGCCATTAACCTTGAAGATGTGCATAAATCTGCATTCTCACAATGCCAAGCATGGTATCCTTGGTGTGGTCTTGTTTTTTGAATACTCATTCCTTTGGGAGAGTGTTGCACAACTGCTCCTAAGCTGTCATATTTTTTTCTATATTGTTCTTCATAAGTTGTCATTACAGTTTGATAAAAGAATTTGCATAAGTCTGCATCAACATGAAACATGTTATTATGATTTGCCATGTCCATAAAGATTCTTTCATCTTGATTCTTAAAACCAGTTTGATGTTCAGTTAACTGCATACTTGCACGTTGTTCAAATGTTTCTATAAGTTTTTTACAATATTCCAAAGGAAAGCAATGCTTATATTCTTCTATTCCATTAAAATTATCTTCCATAATTCCTCCTATATAAAGAATTGTTGATTGATTCTATGATTATCCTCAACAAACATACCCTCTTTTACGTATGCAGTATGCAATACTTCTTGTTTATACAATACCATCCTATTAAACTTCATAGGTGCCATACCAATCTTTCTCCAATCATGAATATCATCATTGATATATTTTAGAATTGGCATTTTTCCTTCTACATCATATGTGCCTTTAGGTAGACTATCATCATATTTCGTCTTTCCGCCAAAGGTGTAAAAACTTGTTCCACCATTTGACTCGTTTGGATCATTTAAATATATCGTACTTGCAAAATTTAGTCCTGATGGACTGTCCATGTGTGGTCCAATGGGTGGCAATGTTCTAGTTTGCATGACATTTACCATGAATGTTGCATTTGTAAAACTTTGTTCTAAGTAATATGGAGTAAGTTGTTGTGCTTCTTCATGGAAATGTGTTCTAATTAACTGATCAAATATCCAAGCCATTGGTGACAGATCATAAAATGCATTTATTCTCAATGCTGGATTGCCGCCCCTGATTCTTCTGTTCTGAGATGCTGGAATGTCTAGAGCTAGTTGTCTAACCATCTGAGGATTTTTATAAAAATCATCTACAATAACAACTTTGACCCATTTATCTTTATCTTTCTCGGTTCCTGGTTGATATTTTTCAACAGTTGTTGAATACATAGGGTTAACTTCAAATACTTCATATTCGTCTATACTATTTTTCTTCATTTTCGCTTAACTCCAGAATAAAATTTGCACTAATTGTAGCTCTATTATTATCAGTTTTGTTTCCTGTTACGTAATGTTCTAATGTGCTTGGAAAAAAAATAATATCACCTTCTTCTAAAGGCGGCGTTATCCTATTATTATATGCAAATGGCTCACTTGACAATAGAGGTAATCCACTTGCATGTAGATTGTCATATGTATTTTTGTAAAACACAAAGTTTCCACTATCTTTTGGTGTGTTCATCATGTATGCACAACTAAAAACACTTCTACCTGCATGGTTATGAACTTCTTGATAATAATCTTTCTTATATCTATTGAGCCAACACTCTACTCCGTACCTTAATGGTGCATCTACACTAAAATGGGTAATGTATTTGTTAAGAACTAATATAGCATTCTTGATAAATGCATTGAAAGGTAACTTGTTTGCTTCTGGATTACCAAATGTAGTATCTACATTGCTATACCAAGACGAGACTTTGTCAAAATTATCATCATTTGCAATTACATCTTGAAAATCCTGCTGTACCTTTTCATGATCTGGTAATTTAGTTTTATAAACAGGTATAGCATATAGATTCTGTAACATTAATTCTTCATTTCTACCAATTTACCATACTCAGGAAGATAACAATACTCCATTTCACTATTATACAAAGTTCTTATTGCATCATCTAAGGTTTCTACCAAAGGTTCACCTGCTAGATTGAAACTAGTGTTGAAGATGATAGGTATGTTGGTTTTTTTATAAAACTCTTCAATTAGGTTATAGTAGTTTTTATTTTGTTCTCGAGTAACAGTTTGAATTCTACACGTACCATCAACGTGAATGATACTAGGAATCTTCTCTGCTATGCCTTCTTGACAATCCATTGCATACATCATATGGGGTGACTGCTCCATACCCTTCATATCAAACCAGTCATGGGCATGTTCTAATAATATAGTACCTGCAAATGGTCGAAAATATTCCCTACGCTTCACTTTATTAACAAAATCTTTCCCATCTTCATGAGTAGGATCGAATAAAATGCTTCTGTTACCTAATGCTCTAGGTCCATTTTCAGATCTTCCTTGAAATATAGTGACTATATTTTTTGTTGTAAGTAAATCAACTATACTTTTATCATCTGCATCTATAACATTTGCTCCATATTTTTCAGCAATGTTTGATATATCATTTAATGAATAATCATATTGAAAACCTTCATATATTGTTTCTGTATAAGGTCTTACGCTTTTACTTTTTGTTGTTTGATGATATTGCAGTAAAGCGGCACCAATGGCAGTTCCTGCATCATTACTTACGGGTTCTACATACAAGTTTATTCCTTCTTTGTTAAGTTCGTCGAGGAAAAAATAGTTTGCAACACAATTTAATGCATAACCTCCACTCAAAACAACATTTTTATTACCGGTCATCTCAACAGCTTTGAAAATTAACCTTAAAACTTCTTCTTGTGAACCTTGTTGTACAGCATAAGCAAGATTTCTACGATTTTCTAATGTAGTTAAATCTACTCTGCTATGCTGTTGGTCTTCTGTCGTCTCTAGATATGAATATTTTGACTCATTTACAAGTGCGGCATTAGGATACGTAGGAATAATAAAGTTTTTATCTGTTGATCTCCATTTTCCGCCATTTGCATCTGTATAAATTGGTGGAAACTTGTCACATGGTTTGCCATATGGACTTAACCCCATGGTTTTTCCTGCCTCAATAGGTTGAAATCCACAGTATTGGGTAACAGCTTCATAGGCTTTGACTATTCCTGCTGTATCATCTAATACTAATTCATGATATCCTTGTTCATGCTCTCTATCTGATGGTATTTGATCTATCTTTGTGCCTGGATAGGGTCCATTTCCACCTTGATGTTTATATAATGTCTTGAAATCATCTGGATAGCTACATGAAAAGATGCTTTCACATTCCCATGTCATTGTTTCATCACTGAACAAACCTGTATTGATATTCATTGGAATAAATGAACCGGCTCCATCAACAACTAGTGCAACTGCTGATTCAAACCCTGATCTATAAAAAGCACAAGAGGCATGTAGCTTATGATGTATATCACTCATGTCTATAACCTGCCTGTGTTCAAATTCACTCTGATATGCGGAATCTGATCTGTCAATTAATCCTAGTTTTCTTGCTAATCCAGTATAAATGTCTCCACCACTGAAGTCTATCCTACTTGATTCGGCCAAAGGTTGTGTATGCGCCACTACTAGATAGTCTAATTTGTCTGTATAGTCAAGAAATTTAGTCATTGCGGCTAAAGGTCCACCGTCGTACTTCTTTCTTGTAAGACGTTCTTCTTCAATTGCAAAAACTATTTCACCATCTTTCAATAAAACTGCGCCACCGTTGTGGCCTCTTGTAATTGCACCAATCCATTGTGTCATAGATTTATTCTCCTAATTAATTTACCTCATAACTGAAATCACAAACAAATACCCTACGGTTGTTTAGTGTAGGATACGTTCCGTGAAATACTCGTCCGTCCATAATAACAACACCACCCGGTGTTGGTCTTACACGAACATGATTAATTTCATGCTCAAACGGCTGTAGTGTAACCAATGATCCTGCTAACGGATATTGTTCTGATACCATTACATCATCTAAGAACATTACAACTGATAACTGTCTGCCTGGCTGATGACAATGCATACCACTGTAAGAACCTGGCGGATATTTTAATCCCCATGCTTTCAAACATTTACCCATAGTAATTGGTAATTCACTTTCAATTAAACATTTTTTAATAAATGTTTGAAAGTCTAATTCAGGATCAACTGTTTGTGGATATTCCATTTCACCCTGTGTGTAAAATACATAATCCATGAGTTTATCTTTTTTAGTATCATATATTTTATCGTCAAATAACTTTAGAAACTTCTCCCATCCAGGATAAAAGTTTTCTGTAATAACCCAAGTCTCTAATTTGTCAGACCCTTTCATTCGTGTAGGTTCACTGAACCCGCCAGTGTTAACATGGTATTGGTATGAATCTTCTAACTCATTTAATATATTACGTTCTTGTAGTGGATTTAGTTTCACTTTCCTGTTCTTCCTAAAATCTGTGCAGGTTGTTTTGCGTGTGTTACTCCTGCATCATTTTTGTGGACAACCCCATGCGTTGGGCAGACTTCTCCTTGTTGTTCTTGTGGTTTATACGTTCCTTGATAACTCCTAGGCTTACCAAGACGTTTACGCACACTTGATACAATTTTTTTAAAACTTTCATCGGTTAACTCCATAACTTCATCGTTATATCTTTCAATTTCATCTTCCATTGTCAATCTAATAGGACTAAATTTCCTTTTACCTTCACCTAGATCAATTATATCAAAGTCTGGAGAATTAGGATAAGAAATATTAATAGGATAAGTGCTTCCTATTACACTAGTACACGTAGTTCCAAGTGCTTTTGCCATGTGTTGACCTAAACTATCACAACCTAAAAAGTGATCCGCAATTTGTATCACACTTGACCAAACTCTTACATCAGGTACTTGTGGTACTGCTACTGGAACTTTAGTATTTTCTTCTATGGTTATCGGAAACTCAGACATGATTATAATTGCATAATCATCTCTTAAGTCTTTACAAATCCTAATCACATCATTTAAATGAAAACTTCTTGAAGAGCCATCTATAATAAAGTCGCCCATATTTTCTGCTGTTCTACCAAATGGCTGGAAAACCAAGACTTTATCTTTACCTGTCACTGCTTTAATTTCTTCTACCATTTTGTATCCTTGAACAAGTTCATGCTTATTCATATATATTTTAGGATCTGGTACTTCTCGTAGTCCTTCATTATTAATTGCAATATCGAATGCTTGAGCTAGACTGCATTTTTGATTGTAGTATTCCCAGACTCTATAAGGTTCAGGAGTAATACAGTCTCTATCTTTAATGTAGTCCTTAAATAAATTTTTGTGCCAATGATCGTATGCTAGTTCATGTAATTGAGGATGTCCTTTATAAAATTCCATACCTCCTTCACAAACAATGATAAAATCTTTGTCTTTTTCATATAACTTTTCAAAAGCAGGAATACTAGCTACTGTTCTACCTGCACCACCGTTCATAAAATATGCTTTTTTTCTTGACAAAATGTTACTCCTATTACGCAAATATTTATGGAGTCGTAGTCAAGGTGATAGGTAATACTGGCTTATAAAAATGTAATGAAATTTATTTCTTGCCGGCGGCTTTTTGTGCGGCTACGTTAACGTCAACAGCAAATGCACCATCTCTATATGGATCATTTGGATCTGATGCCTCATCAGGCTCTCTCATGTCCTTAGGCATAACAGGAAACATCTGTACTGCTTGCCAAGGTTCATATCCTTTAGCTTCCATAATAGCTGGCAAATCTCTTAATCTTTGTCTGTATTCTTTCCACGCTGTTTGTATTGATTCAGGAGCATCTGTCATTCCAACTTTTGCATCTGTTTCGTGCAACGCGGCATCTCTAGTATCTCTAACCTGTGCCCAAGTTAACGATAAATCAGAACCGGTAGCTGTCCAATCATGAATACCAATGACAAACTCGCCTTTTTCAAAATCATATGTAATGTTTTGATCATCATATACGTCACGTGGTTCAAGTTCATCTGTGTATTCTACGTCCATAAAACCGTCTGGAGCGTCCCATAAAATCTTCCATTCACGACCTCTACGGAATTCTACCATATCTTCTCGTCCGTCGTCATTGCCAATTTCACAGAGCAATGGATTTTCTTTACAATCTACAGTAATTCTAGTGACATCAGCCCCTGATGGTCTTTCTAGATCACGTTTTTCCCACATGCACCATCCAGTTTCTGTCCCATAATCTTCACTGCTTTTATCACTGTTGATTTCAAAAGTAAGGAACTCAGGACCTTTGTATGTGAAAGTTCCAGTTCTACCTTGAGTAAAACTGTTTGTTCTCCATTCATCCCAAACTGGATACTGAAATGTTTTTTCTATTTTTCTCATTGCTTATATGCTCCTATAAGTATTTATCATCTTTACATAAAAGTTATTCTTACAACACCAGAACCACCCTGTCCTGATCCACCACCGCAACATTTAGCCCAGTTTCCGCAGTATGAACTAACACCAGATTGTCCGCCACCAGCTGGCCAATCAATGTGGCATCCACATGAACACCATGCAACGTTGGTTACACCCACCTGCATTCTACCAAATTGTGGTGCAGATCCTGTTCCTGAATATGTATACCAACAGTGACATCCGCCATGTCCTGGTTCCCATCCTGATGATCCCATCATTCCGAAATCTGCTCCAAATATACCACAAATGTTACAGTTGGAACATGAATGTGAGTGTCTTGGACCCCAAGCATCACCATTACACATCCAACCCGAACAACCACCTGTTGTACAGAAGTTGCTTAAATTGTGTCCGTTAACATAACTTTTACAACCCATACCAGGTACACAACCATGTGATTTACCACAAGGCCATGAACCTCCTGCACAAACTGAATACTTACAGTTTGGTGAAGTTGCTATAGTTTTAGATGCATAGTTACCACCACCACCTCCTGTAGTAAATGAACAACAGTTACAGCAAGTCATTCCTGCTCCACCGCCGCCACCTGACCAAATTTCAAATTGAACAGTTGATACACCAGTTGGTACACACCAGTAACAGCATTTACCATTTGCTTGTTCACAACAACCAGACTGTCTTGCACACATATGACATCTATAACCTCTTTCGTTATAGATCCATTGTACACCCATGTTGTGACCTGCGCCTGGTGCCAAATCATCAGCAGTAAGAGAACCGTCTGTTATCGAATCTGTTGCTACTTTTTTATAACTTGCGTATGTTGCCATTCTATTTCCCTATGCGTATGTTATCTTTACTATTCCAGAACCACCCATATTGCCGCCTGCACAACAACTTGCCCAGTTTCCACAATAAGAACTTGTTCCTGTCATTCCACCACCAGATGGCCAGTTGGTATAACATGCACAACCACACCATGCTTCTGCATGTGCGTGTACACCCATTTTACCTACAAACGGTGCAACACCAGTTTGCATCCAGTCTGCTGATTTACATTGACATCCTCCATGACCACCTGAAACTCCAGTTGATCCCATTATTCCAAAATCTGCTCCAAATATTCCACAAATTAAACAGTTAGCACAGGTCTGTGTATGTCTTGGTCCCCATGCATCTCCGTTACACATCCAACCCGAGCAACCACCAGTTACACAGAAGTTAGATAAGTTGTGTCCGTTTACGTAAGAGCGACATCCCATACTAGCTCCACAAGTATGTGATTTACTGCAAGGCCATGTTCCGCCAGCACATATGGTATATGCACAACCGGCTGATGTTGTGATAGTTTTTACACCGTAGTTTCCACCTGATCCACCAGCTGAGTGTTTACAACAGTTACAGCATGTTCCGCCTGCTCCTGCACCACCACCTGACCAAATTTCAAATGTAACTTTGTTAACATTTGTTGGCACAGTCCAATAGCAACATTTTCCATTTGCTTGTTGGCAACAGTCACCTGCGTCTGCACAGTGATGACATTGTAGTCCTCTTTCGTTATAAATCCATTTTGTATAATATTGATGGCCTGCACCAGCACCTAACTTAGATGCAGTAATACTGCCATCAACAAAGTTTTCTGATGTTAGTGTTTTATAACTTGCGTATGTTGCCATCTTTATTTCCTAAACGTATGATATCTTTACTATTCCTGAGCCGCCTTGTCCTGATCCACCAGCACAACACTTGGCCCAATTTCCACAATATGAACTAGTACCAGGGGTTCCGCCACCTGCGGGCCAACTAATATGACATCCACAGGCACACCAAGCCTCGTTGGTACTTGTTTGCATATATTTTCCTATACCTGCACCTGCTCCAGACCAAGAAGTTTGTCCGTGACATCTACAAGTAGTGGTTCCAGCTTTGAAGCCTGGTGATCCACCAAATCCAAAATCTGCACCAAAAATTCCACAAATATTACATGATGCACAAAGACTAGTTAAATGTCTTTGACCCCATGCATCTCCATTACACATCCAACCTGGACAGCCACCTACAACACAAAAGTTAGATAAGTTGTGTCCATTTACATAAGAACGGCATCCCATACCCGCTGAGCAAGTGTGTGATTTATCACAAGGCCAACTGCCTCCTGCACATACCGTATACTTACAATTAGGATTAGTGTTAATAGTTTTGGAAGCAAAACCGCCTCCGTGTCCACCGACTGAGAAAGAACAACAGTTACAACAAGTGTGACCTGGGCCTCCTCCGCCTCCGGACCAAATTTCAAAGGTTACTTTATATACGTTTGATGGAACGCACCAGTAACAACAGTATCCACATGCTTGTCCGCAACAGTTTCCTGCACTTGAACAATCGTGACATTGCATGCCTCTTGGGTGATAGATCCATTGTACTCTTTTACATGAACCTGCACCTGGAGCCAATTTTGCCGCCGTAATAGTATCGGTCGGAATAGCTTCCGATGTCACCTTTTTATAACTTGAATATGTTGCCATTTGGTTCCTTCTCCAACAATATTATACAGTAAAGATACGCCAACCGTAGCTGTTACCAGAATATACCAAGTCAAACGCCGCACCTTCTGAGTTAACAGTCATATTAGCCGCGTCACCTTGAATTAGTCTTCCGTTTCTTGCAATGGTTAAGTTATTACTGTCAAAAGTCTTACGTAAATCGTAAAATCTAATTACATCTCCTGTAGCTGGGCTACCTGGAAGTGTAATAGTAAATCCTCCACCATTGGTATCACAGAATATCTGTTCTCCTGAATTAGCTGAGTATGTTGTAGTTACTGTCTTAGCACTAAGAGTTCCAACTGGTAACCAGGCGCTTTGTGAAGTACTATAAAGTTCCAACACGGTTGTATCTGTGTTGTATCTTAATGCTCCATCACCTGCTCCAGCAATCCTTTGTGCTGTCGTCCCATAAGGTATAGTTAAACCTGGTGAACCTACTGAAATTCTTCTTCCCATTTTTTTCTATCCTTTAATTTATGCCGGTACTGCTGTTTCAATTCCCATCACAACTGCTGTTACAGATGCTTGAGATGATCTAACAATAACCTGCCTCGCCGCTTGTGCGACAATACCTGTTCTTTCTAACACACCGTTGGGTCCAACTGCAACGTCGTACTCAATGTAATCAGCCGCACCTGGTGTTCCACTTGTACCAATTGCAAGTCTTATATTTGCTGTATTGGTAGCATGTCTGTTACATACAGACACCGTTACAACACTATAAGTACTAGACGGAACTGTGTAGACACTGGTATCGCTGTTTGCTGAAAGATCTGTTGATCCTAATATTCCTGATGCCATTTTTCACTCCTATAGTTATATTTAGCCATTATGTTTTGCTCGTCAAAAAGTACGAAAATGCAACAGGAGATCCTGCTACACCACCATTGAAATTCATTCCTGTATTTACAGTAATTGGTGAATTATCTGTTGTACTGATTGTGTTACCGGTTAGGTTGATCTTACCAGCCGTCACCGCGTTAACGTTTAGACTACTTGAACCTCCACCAATTTGTGAATTGATGTAAGTTATAATAGCCGCCTGTGTCGGAACTACGTTATCTGAATTTGCACTAAACGTACCGTCTGTACTAAATTCATTAATAGTTGCTCCACCTTGACCAAGTCCAACTGCACCTAGCGTAAGTTCTTGTAGTCCTGCTAGGCTGAATGCACTTGTATTCAAGCTCGCCGATCCAGTTGACTGTTCAACGTTAAACAATCTACCAACTCTAAAGTTACCATCTTGGTCTGTTGATGTGTAGAATATTCTACCTCCACCGGATTCTGTTATTTCGTCATTTGCGTCTGCTGGTATTGAAGGTGTTCCTGGATAGTTAGTGTTAGCAAAGTTACCTGTACCAATATCAAGGAAGTCATGTCCTGTTAATCTGACTTGACTAAACCTCTTTCTAATTGTTAGGTTTGCACCATGTACTGGAGCTGTTTCAACTCCTAAGTTCGGTGAAACTTGTAAGTTTGCGGCATAGTTTCCTGCACTACCTGTCAATTCTCTTACAAAAACAATTTTAAAGAATCTACTGTCTCCAGCAATTTCTAAGTTCGACCCTGCTTCTGGTTGATCTGTCATACCATAAACATTTAAGAATTTTTCGGATTGGAAAATATCTCCGTATCCGTTACCAACTACAGTTGCACCTGCTGTTTCAAAGTCTGTACCTCTTGCACTCCATGTTGGTTGTGATAGTACACCGTCTCCAATTCTTATTTCGAATGGAGCTTCAACAGTTTCATTTGGATCTACAATAGTCATAAACGGAGTTTGTGTGTAACCACTTCCTGGATTAATTATCAAGAATTGTGTAATTCTACCTGATGAAACTTTTGCTCTAACTTGAGCACCTGTTCCGCCGCCGCCTTGGAAGTAAACTCTAGGCTCAATTGAATATGTAGTAGTTGCATCTAGTGTGTTTTGTACTGCGTTACTGTGATGCCAGTTATTCCAACCAGCTGTGTTATCAGATTCTTTAGCAACACTTGCCACCTTAGTTCCTGGATTGTAAGCTGTGATTTGTGCATACTGTCCAGCACCTGTACCTGCTGTAATAACAATTCTCATACCTACATATTTTGTTGAGTTTGCTGTTTCAGTGTTTGATAATGTAATAGTTGTAGCACTACCACCCTGTGCAGTATTTTCACTTGATACATATCCTCTACCACCAATTGTGTCTGGATCGTTAAGTGATCCATCTTGATCTACGTCTGTAGTATTGAACGTGGAACCATCATCTGGATTTCTAAGTCTAACTTCAAATATACCTTTGTTTACGTAATTACCGCTTGATATAGCCGCACCATAACCATTACCTGAAATTGTATAAGTGCTAGAACTATAATTGTTTCCAGCGTTTGAATATTCAAAATGTATGATTGCACTTCCGTCTGTTAATGCTCTACCAATCTGTGCTTCAGTTTTTCTGTTGTCTACACCACCAGTAATTGGAACTTCTGTTACATCAATAAATTCGGATACAGCACCAAAATCCCCGTATGAACAGTTACCGTTAGTACCTCTAATCTTACCACCGTTTTCGGCAAGATATCCAATATGTCCGTAGTATGAGAACACAGAAACAAGTTCTGCTCTACCTAAGTTAGTAACCCAAGCACCTATACCATCACTTAATACCTGTGTAAAGTCGTTTGCAACAATTGAGTCATTACCACCATTGTGTATGTTTCCGTCAATTTTTAATCCTACGCAACCTGTACCGAATGTTGTAACACCTTGTACATATGGTGAACGTGTAGTAATCCAAGTTCTAGTATCATCTGGTCCCCATCCTGGATCCAGTGATGCATAAGCACCTGCTGATGGTCTTTTAGTTCCATAAGCATTTGCTGAACTTAGTGTACCAGTTAATCCACTAACAGTCATGTTTCGTAAACCAGTTGCATCTCTAAACAAGAA